CTCACGGAGTCTCCTTCGCACCCGGGATAGATTTGATCCCTTTTCATATGGCTTTATCCACCATGTGGGGTGCGTACGTTCCGCTAGCTCCCTAACTGGGACTAGGAACTCGGAACGTACTATGTTGGACTAGCAATCCAGCGGAGGTCTGCCATGTCTCTTGATTATTATCTACTGGTGCAAGATTTGCATTGGCCCAACGGAGGAGTCCGTGGGTCAAGGCAGCGGTGGTGGGACCGTCAGGCCCCCCCATTCTCCGCGCCTCTTGCCTACCGGTTTGATATTCAAGAGGTCACCAGCGCCAGTTCGTCCGAGACTGGGGAATATTACCCCGCTCCCGTGTCAATTGACCTGATGAACAACGATCTCATTCGCAATCAAGCGTACGAGAAGTTGATGGCAGCCCTTGGCAACCAAAGTAGCTGGGGCACTAATCTGGCTGAAGTCGGCCAGGCGGTCTCAACCTGCCAGACTCGACTAGGTCAAATGGGTGCTTTTGCTAGAGCTCTCGGTAAGAGAGACTTCTTTGGTGCCGCCAAAGCCCTCAAGCAGTCGGTTGTTCCGACTGGGGTTTCTGGTCATAAGGCATTCGCGGATAATTTCCTCGAATACCATTTTGGCTGGGAACCTATGATGGCGGATATTCACGACGCTTGCCAGACTATGTCAAAGGCTGACTTCGGATCCCGAAAGATTCGTGGGTCAGCCTCGTCTAGTCTCAATAGCTCTGTGCATACGGACTACGGTCCGGGGCAGTTCACCAATGAGTATCTTAGCGGGTCCCTCCAGTTCAAATCTGGATGTACCTGCCGGATAACCAATGACTCTGCCTTCCTTGCTAGTCAGTTGGGTCTAGTTAACCCTCTGACGGTCGCCTGGGATCTGGTCCCCTACAGTTTTGTAGTGGATTGGTTCGCTAACGTCGGCCAAGTTTTGGGCGCCGTTACCGGTTTTGTAGGTGTTGAGGTAACTCATCCCTACTCTACTCAGTCTCAGGAGACTACGTACTCGAAAACCTCTGTTGGACAGAAGACTGTCGATGGGCACTTTGTGCCCACCTCTCAGACTTTTACCCAACATGATCTTTTCATTCAGCGCGATCCCGGCATTGCCGGGCCCGTGTTGACTGTCAGACCATTCAAGGGGTTCTCTGCTACGCGCGGTGCGACGGCTTGTGCGCTGCTTTTGCAGTTTCTCTAGCCGCCTCCCCGCCCTTGTTGCGAAGCAAGGTTGCACTGGGATTTCCCCAGTGCTCGTCGTCCAAGCTCTGCGAGCCACTGGACACATTGCCCATGGAAGGTCAATATGACCGCAGCGTCCAACTACGTCATCAAGAAGTACGATGGCACGACGAGCATCACGTGGACCGTCATGAAGGGGAGCGGTGGCGACACCGATCCCGCCGTCTGGCGTTCGGAGACCGCGACCGGAACGAACGGGCAACGCCCGACGTTCCAGCTCAGCGCTCGTTCGAACGGCGACGGCACGGTCAGACGCCTTGATTTCAAGGGCGTCTTCCCGTCTGTCTACACGGAGACGGACACGTCGTTGACGAAGGTCCTGGCCTCGGTCGTCCTGACTGGCAGTATCGCCGTCCCCCAGGGGATCGGCGCCACTGACATGCAGGAAGCTTGCGGCCAGCTCTGCCACCTGATCGGCGACCCGGGAACCGTGGCGGCTTTCCTCGCCGGGTACGCCCCGACCTGACAGTCGGGTCGTCCCGATGGTCTAATCGACCAGCGAGGTTTCCACCACTTCCGATTCGTCGTCATCTGGCGATCTTCGGGACCCTACTACCTATTTGGTAAAGGATCTACGATGTGTCAATCCTTTCTCTCACAACATGTGGAGAAAGCGGTCTTTCGGATGCTCGAAGACCTCGGCAGCTCCCGTGCTTTGACCGTTTCGATTCTGTTGAGACACGGAGAGTGGGATCAGATCTCCACATTGGGGATTGATCCAGGGAACTATCTCGATGCTGAGAGCTACTGGAGGGATACCAGTGCTACCAGCCTTCTTAAGAAGCTTCAAGAACTTCCTACCTCTGTCGACCGTAAAAAAGTCGCTGAGGAGGCTTTTCTTGATTGTGAGAGACAGTGCCTAGTCTCCAATAGACGCCTGTATGGCCTCACCCAAGGGTCTTCTGACCCTCGTCTGACTGGCCACTTGTCCGAGTATATTGCTCGGGCAAGGAAAATTGCAAGCAGTATATTGGGGCCGTGTCCTGACCTTGTGTCAGGTCGATTCGGTCCGGGGGCTACATTTGCCGATAGGGGAAAGTTAACTACTATCCCCGATAAGATGACCTCTGAACCCACTTTCACACCTGATTCTTGGCCATTCCTTTTTCCCTGGAGTGGTACGCTTTGGGCAAGTTCCATTGCTAAGTCAGGTAGGTTGCCTAAGTCTGTTCCCGGGAACCGATTCACGACAGTCCCAAAAGACTGCCGGAAAGATCGGGGGATCGCGGTCGAACCTTCCATAAACGTGTTTTTTCAACTCGGTTATGGTCGGATCATTCGCAACAGGCTTAGCCGTCATGGTATCCACCTTGACGAGGGGCAAGACATTCACAGGCGGCTAGCCCGTGAAGCCAGCACCGATGGCCGTTTTGCTACCTTAGACCTTTCCAATGCTAGCGATACCGTTTGTAGGAACCTTGTGAAGCTCCTACTTCCCCCATCTTGGTTCGCAGTCCTTGACAGTCTGCGAAGCAAGAAGACTTACTTCCGCGGCAAATGGTATTTGCTTGAGAAGTTTTCTTCTATGGGTAACGGTTTCACCTTTGAACTTGAGACACTTGTTTTCTTGTGTCTCGCCTCAGCTTTCTCCGAGGATCTTCGTCTTGGCGTTGATGTTTTCGCTTTTGGCGACGACATCATCGTTCCGACGGGAATTTCAAAGGATGTGATTGCTGCTTTGAGCTTCTTTGGATTGAAAGTCAATGATGAAAAAAGTTTCGTCAGTGGCCCTTTCCGGGAAAGTTGTGGTGGTGATTACTTTTTGGGGGTGGACGTTCGTCCATTCTTCCTTAAGAATTCACCTTCAACCCCGCAACAGCTCATCTCTTTCGCGAATGGTATTACGCGCAGTGCTGATAACATTGCCCGTCGTACCCTCGTCCATCGTGCTTGGCTTTCGATTCTCGACGGGTTACCCGTTGAGATTCGTCGTCTCCGCGGTCCTAAGGACCTTGGGGACCTAGTCATTCACGACGATAGAGAGCGATGGCAAGTCCGTCGCAGGCACTCAATCCGGTACGTCCGTGTCTATCGTCCTGCCAGGTTCCGCAAGGTATCCTGGAAGCACTTTAGCCCCGACGTGCTGCTAGCAGCCGCCGTCTATGGCGTCCCATGGGGAGGGGGGGAGATTATCCCCCGCGACTCCGTGTCAGGCTATAAGATCGGCTGGGTTGCCTTTTCT